GGTGTCGCTCATGTGCGCTTCGAAAATCTTTCTCTATTCCTCAGGTTTCCGACCTGGGTTTAGATTAAGGTAGCCCGCGAGGGTAAAGGTTATCAAGCCCTTATCCCCCATGATATTATGTCGTGGATCGGAAGGGTTTCGAGAACTTATACCACTTACGGACAGTTCGGAGAAGGGACGATCGAGTTATCTCGGTCGCCCGCTGCTCTATATTCCGCGGTAATGGTAAAGCCCCTAAGGCAACCTCCGCCTCCGATAGAGAAGTCCACATATCTGAGAACAGATCTGCGTCCAACTCCCCAGAGGCCTCAATTGCCTCGTCCAGAAGATCTATTTGCGTATGCAACGATCGAACATCACTGGCCCAGTCCAAGAACTCTTCCCGATAGACAGTTTCCTTAATGGAGGAAACCACCTCCGGTGTACACAGAATATCTGAAAGGAAATAATTTTCCCACAGAATATCTGCATACGGATCGGCTCTCGGAATGGTACCATAGTGCTCGCGGTCACGATATACAGTGACCAGGCGCGCCACGTCTTTCGACACGGACGCGAGAGTCTCTAACCGTTCCTTGAATGCCCTTACCGAGGCACTCAAGTAATTAGTTATGACTACAGGCCAACGACCCTTATCACCATACTTACTATCCAACGACCGAAGCCGAAGGAATTCAATAGGTGGAAGGGCCCTTGGTCCCCCTGGAGCATACACTGAAAGTAGCAGGTTACGAACTCTCGGACTAAGCCTCCATAATGGCTTAGACAGAGAGCCCTTCACCCGATAACCATATCCCAACATACTAAATAGTTGGCCAAGACTAAGGTCATAAGCCTTCACGAGCTCCAACGCCACCGAAATTGCTTTCGATGCCACTAGTACCTCACGAAGAGGTACACCAGTGTAATCCGCGTCCTTAGACACGAATTTCTTAGCGAACTCGCATACTGGTCGGTCCCCGACCAGCGACTTATGAGCCGAAATCCCAACCCCCAATTCAGTCATTAAGACTAGGTAAGCATTTGCTACCTTCCCGTTCCCGATGACAATATCATCACCAAGAACAGCATAATCTCTGAACCACTCTCCCGGTTTCATTATGACGCCAGAGCGGAAAGCAGCGAATTGGACTATAAAGTGGTGGGTAAATGCTAACATGGCCCACGAAGACAGAGCCCCCATAGGCTGCCCTCTCGCATAGTAGAGAGTCTTCGCCTCCTTAATTCCCAATGAAGGGACCTTAGGAAACTTATACCCTCGTCCTATAAGGAGAGATGCCCACAGAGTTGCCCCCCAACTTGTCAGGAAGGGAGACAATAACACTTTTTGGAGTGTTATTGGTAACCGATCAGTCGCGGCAGTTAAGTCATAGCTGTACAAGGACCGGTGTTTACCGATCCTTCCCAGTAGTGACTTAAGCGGCCGAAGCTGGTCAAAGGTTCCATCTTCTGGAATCTGAACAAGTAGTTCAAATATCGCATCATGCAGTGGCCGGAGCAGCCACTGAGTGAAGCAATCCACCATCGCAAACACCCTAAC